CCCATCAAGAAAAGCCCATTCGTTTGTGTCGAGAGTGTTTGCTCCTATTATAAACGATGTTCCGGTTATTGCCCCTGCTCCGAGTGTTCCAGAAGTTGTAAGATTTAGACTCCCCCAATCTATCAACACACCAGCAGTAGATGAAACACCTATATCTGTAGCTGAAGTTTCAAAATCAAATAAAAGGTCAAGGTCATTTGCACCACCTGTTCCACCAATGGTAAACACACCAGAAATAGTGGCAGTTGCAAGAAGAGGTGAATCTATTGAATGACCGGAGTTTGCCCAGTTCAAACCAGTCAGCGAGTTATGTGCAGTAGCAAGGAAAGTTCCTGCTGGTAAATTTGATATACTTCTTAAATCTTGATTTTCTACCCAAGTTGTTGTTCCACCATTATTTTTTAAGATAACCCTATAGAGTACCTTCATTTCTTCATATGGTAATGAATCAAGAGTTAAACTTTCGTACTTATTGTTTATACGAGCATCTACAAGTTTCTTATCTTCTCTTTGACCCATTAACGCAGCAATTGGTGTGTCTATACTATTGGATGCGAAAATCCACATAGACATGTAATAATTATTTGTAACATTAGCAAGTGCATTGACGTTGTTATATTGTAACGTACCAGCAGCCTCTTTGTAATAAGTTGTCTGTCCAGCATCCCATTGGAAATCTGCTGCACCATTTTTATACAGAACATCACAAGTTGTCTGTTGTGTTATTGAATGCTCTAAATCTTCATCATCTATAACACCTGCTATTACAGTAAATGTTGTATTCCCAAAAGTTCCAGTTAAACCTGACTTATACCTTGTACCAACTGTGTCATGTAGAAATCTATGTGTATCACCTGACATCTTTATACCATGACGTTCTTCACCAAGAAGACCCTTGTTCGTGACTGTATTCCAATAAACTGTTGCAATCAACGGGAGGTCAAAAGTTGGAACTGATGTATCTTCTTGTATGTCACCAGAAGCATCATAATAAATCCAATGTGTTCCTGTCGTATCAGCTATCTGTTTTGACACTGTTCCTTTTGTTGTCTTTACACCATAGATGTATATATCATGGGCGCCAGTAATGGTGAATGTGTAAGTACCATCATCCCAGCTTAAAACTGCGGTTGTATCAACGAAACCTGTTGGACCTGTAATTGCGGTGAATAAAGTCGGAATTGCTACACTGTTGAATGTTCCAATTCCAAGTGTTGTAAAGTTTTCACTTCCAATATCAATAGCTGTATTTGCATTACTACCATCAAGAGCAAGCACCCCTGCTTCCTGAGCACTCTGATTTATCCACTCACCAGATGCAACATCATATGCAAGTATATCATTATCTGCAACACTAGCGATGGTAACATCATCTAGGTCAGTAATACCAATTCGTTCATATAAATTATCACTTACTCTTATTGTCACTTGGCATTTCCCTCTTTACTGGTATCCACTCTATTCTCTCTACCTTAACAGTATTGTATTCTAATTTTGGAACTTTCACTAACTCTTCAACAAGTTTATATTTTTTAATACTTTCAATCTCTTTACCCAACTCTTTTAACTCGTTCTTTACAATCAACAACTCTTTAGCAAAGTTTGCAAGAACCTCAACACTTTTTAAAGTAACAAGTTCAATTTCTTTCTTCCTAATAATTGGTTTCTCATAAACCTTTTCCTCAATGATAGGACGTTCATAAGTTTTGTCCACAATAATAGGCTTTTCAAGTGTAATTTCTTCAACATTATACTTAACTGTTGCTCTTTCATCCACAACATATTTCGTTGTTGATATCTCTTTCGTTTTATACTTTGTTGTCTCAACCTCTTTGACCACTGGCTTCTCATATACCACCTCTTTTGGAACATATCTAAGTTCTGGAACATCTATAATTCTCTTTCGTTCAATTACTTTTATATCCTCAACATAAATACCCTTAGATAGTTTCTCACTCTTAGCTTTAAATCCTAAAGAATCATCTTTTCCACTTGAAACACTGTGTGCCATTGTCGCCTCCCTAACTTGTTTTCTTTATTCCTATATACTCAGAAAGAATATATACATTTTTTGCATTACCACTACTGTTGTTATATATGAATTTAAGACTTTGACCTTTATGTACAAGTTCCAGAGCAGGAAAATCAAGCATTATAGTTGCGTTCTTTCCAACATTATAGATATCATCAGCCAATATTGCTAAAGTAGCTCCAGTTCCTGCAGAGTCATCGTAATGAATTAAGCTCATTTTCTCACCAGCATCGTAGTCATCTGGTGTTATTGATATACCATTAATAACTGCACCACTTGTATTTGTTATAACTACTGCATGGTTTCCAGTTACTGCACCAACTGCACACACATCACCTCTATAATATACTCCACCAATTTTAAGTCGTTTTGATAATGCCATTTTATCGCCTCCTTAACTGTAAAATATAATTACACTGTCTGCACCACTAGTACAAGTTACATCAACATGAATACCAGTTTTGCATTCTAAACCACCATCAAACATTAGAACTTTAGATGCACCAGTTGATGTAGAACCACTTAGAACTATTGTCCCAGTTGCTGTTGTAGTTGCATCATAAATCACACACTTAACTGCACCTGTTGTGTGAGATATAAGATGCATACCATGCAAAGTTGCTGCAGTATCTTCTATTGTTGTATCTTCGCTTACATTTGAGTATGTAAATCTATCACTTTTCACTTATACCTCCTTGTTATTTCAAATTTTGAAATATCACTCATAACCATATAAACTATCATTCCAAGGACTTGTCCAAGGTGTTCCTATTCCACTATACGATGGCGTATCTTGAAATGGTAAAAATGCTAAATCAGCATCAGCTAAATCGTCTTCTGCTTTTGTAATGTTCTGCAATTTTTCTAATGCAATCTTTCTCCAATCAGCTGCACTCTGATGCTCTTGAAGTGCAAGATATGTTTCAAAAACTGTAGTGGCTATTATAATGTCATCCTTATTGTCAAAGTCACTAGTACTTGAATCGGTACTTAGATCTGATGCCCATTGGTTATACATAATTATTAAATCATATGCATCATTCGGGACTCTAAACATATAGAGTGTAGTTCCTTTACGTATATACATAGATGGTCTATCAGTTGTATAGTTTTCAAATCTAGGTATATACTTATCTAAATGTCTAGCTCCTTTACGTTCAAGTTTTCTTGAGTTTTCTCCATCTATAAGTCTAATAGATGCAATACTTTTTACTCTAGATAAACCTAAATTGTTTGTACCCGAAGTTAAAGGATACGTATAAATATCAGCAACAGTAGCTGCAGTACTATGCAATGTACTAAGTTCCCAAAAATTTGTATACATTGCCATTCTTCTTTGAGCCCAGTTTACATATCTACCAACTCTATCTTTAAGTGTTTCGCCAGACCTAGATAGTGCATCTAAACTCTTACCAACAGTATTACAAACTTCAGTTACCATTTCTAATTTAGTCATTGCCATAGTTTATCATTCCCTTCACCCTATTTAGAACACCATTTTTAGAGCTCTGAAATTTTTTATTTTTAATCCCTTTTATAAAGTTTAATCTATCATCTAGCAAATCATCTGCAAGTCTATCTTCGCCATATTTATCTATCTTTTCTAATGTTTTTTCTCCTATTATCCCATCAGCTTTAGCACCAACTCTCTTCTGCAAAAGTTTAATTACTTTCGGTCCTGAGTTTGCTACAAAATCAAACATAACTTCAGCAAGCTTATCAGACTGTATTCCACCTATTCTACTATAAACTTCATCATCATAATACTTCGTTGACTCCTGTGCTGTTAAATCCTTCACACTCTTCTGTTTAAGACCATGCAATGTAGCATAATCATCATATACATTCTGTCGTATTCCTTTATATGATATATCACCAGTGGGTTCTTTTGGGTTCAAACCACCTTCACGTTCATATACATTGCTTATAAACTTATCTCTTCTTGCATTCACCAATGCAGAACCCATACTACCCATTGTCATTTTATCATCAACAGTATCCATTAAAAACCCCTATGCATTTATCTTAACCCACGTAGTCGAAATCTTTGTACATATATAAGCATCTCCACCTGTTTCATCCCAACATAACCACCCAACATCTCCAGTTGCTGTTCCATCTGGACTTGCAGTTGTAACTATCATGTTCTTCCAAAGATTCGAGTTTCCATCAAATGCTTTATTTATAATCGCTCTTTTAACTCCAGTTAAACTAAATTGACTTACCTGTGAACTACCCATTTAACACCTCCACATTGTTTAAGCTATGAAATCTACCAGCTATCTTATCCGAGTCGTGCTTTAATCTTTCCTTTTCTGCATTTGCCATCTTTAATCTCATATAACTTTCATGTCTTTGCATTGTAGAACCATCTATGTGTATTACATTATTATTTGTAAGCATGCTTGCTTCATTCTTTTTCATTCCAAGATTATACCATTCTCTTCTAGTTTCTCTTGTTATTCCCCTATGATTTACCCACACATCAAAATGTGCAAAATAATCCATTCCAGCATTAAGAACAGTATCTGCAAAATAACTATCTGTTGGTGTTTGCTTATCATACTTAAACCATGGTTTTGGAACATGTTTAAACACACTAGTTTTAAATAGAGTGAAAGCAAAAGGTATAAGGTCTACAGGTTGAATTCCATGTTGTTGTTCTGGTGGAACTTCGTAAAGTCTAAGTGCACCCTTCTGTCTTGGTTGCGATGCTACACTGGTATTTCTATCATATCTTCTAAATGCACACATTGCATATGGAAAACCACCAGCATGCATAATCCCACCTATAACATCTTTGTCTGCAGTTACAAGTTTTTGCAAATCGCTTACAGTTACATCATAAACATCATCATCCATAAGAAGTAAATGTGTGCAGCCTGTGGCTATTGCATCATCTGCAAGTTCCTCTTCAGCTAAGTCAATGGGACGTCTGTGTTTGAACTCATATGCTACCTCATAATTTAAAGTATTATGTGTTAGAATACTTGTCCAAAACTTTATAAAACTCGATGCAAATTCATGACTCCACCCTAGAAGTGGAACACCTATAAGTATTTTTACCTTTTTCATTTCCATCTCCTTTGTTCTTGCCTGTATGGCAGGGCTACCTCCATCGTGCAACCCTGCCATCGTATGCTATTTACTGTTCAATTGTAAGGAAAATCAATCCATATGTACTATTACTTACTGCCTGCATCGCTACACCGATAGTTTGAAAACCATCACCAGTATCTGAGTAAGTGAGTACATCTGCCTGTCCAGTTGCAGCAGGCATCATAGGTTCACCCTCAGTTGCAGCACTGCATTTTACAGCTGCAGGTCCATGAGTCTGAAGCCAGAAGTAATCAGAACTTACAACTGCTATAGGAGCTACACCAACTGCTATATTACCAGCTGCAGTGCACTCTAAAAGGTCTTTATACTTATTAGTTACAATATCACACTTATCAGTTGTTGTGATTGGATGTGCGATTGAATCATATAAGTACATAGTCCCTGTTCCTGCACTTGAGATTGCAGCATGACTTTTAATTCTGTACAAATATCCCATATCTGTAGCCGAACCAGAGTGCACAAAGAAGTATCCTTCTGCAAACTGGTCTTTAGGTGCAGTTGTGGTTGCTGTCCAGTTAATCGTCTTATCTCCAGCTGTAGCAGCAGCAGCTAGACTAATTGCATGGTCAGCAGCAGTTGCAGAGTTTGTAACCTCTGTTAGGTCACCTGCACCTATGCTACCACCAGCAAGAGAATATTTAAACTTCCTATCACCTACACGTATGCTAGAACCAAGCTCAGCAAGTCTAACACTAGATGTCTTGTAGACACTCTGACCGCCTTGAGGTACTGCAACTTGGTCACCAGCCCAATTGACTTTTCCACTATCATTTACATTTCCACTATTTAAACCTGTAATATCTGCCATCTTATCTTCTCCCTCTTTGGTTTATTGTCTACCTCGAGGGGCTCATTGGCTTGAGCCCCGAAAGTTAATTTATGATGCCTGACCTGTAACTACACCATGGCAAGACCTTTTGTCTACTACCATATTACCCCTATGAACAATCTGAGTTACAACATCTTCATATTGGTTTGGAATTGTTTTCCAAGGTCCCATTACGAAGTTTACAGCAGGATCAACTATAAGTGCAAGATGATCTCTGTCTATAAAGTATGTGTAACCAGTTGTGCATTTTGGACTCCAAACCCACATTTTACCCTTAAAGGATATATGGTCAAGTCCAAGATTTACTGCCTCTTTGTTTACAATCCTAATCTTTTCCAATGCTTCTGCTTCACCAAGTTCATACGTAGTTTGGTCTGATATAAGTAAATCTGTTTTACCTTTTCTTGTACAGGTATTGTATAGATTAGTCATATCAGTTTCACCATAAACGCTGAAACTACCACTAGATGTTTTTTGCTGGTTTCTCCAAATGTAATTACCAGCAACATCTGTAAGTGTAGCTTGGTTTAGACCATGAATTGTAGCACTAGTACTTGGGGAATCATCAATTAGATAAGGCATACCATTATAGTCAGCTACAGAACTACCACCTGTATCAGCCCAAAGAGCATCTTCGAGTTTCTCATCTAATGTATCCCTTACAGTATCTATCTTCGATGTCATTAACTTAATATGTGCTTCTTTACTTCCACTATTAGCTTTATCATCTACCCAGTATCTTACAATCTGGTCTCCAAGATTTTTGAAGCTATCGTAAGCAACTGTTAATGGATCGAAATCGCTGATAGTAAACGTTGCACCCTTAGAGAAAAACTTAGCCGTGTTGGTTTTGTTTATTCTAAGTGGAATTTCCAGCCTTCTACCATTAGTAGACTCAAACTTAATTGCACCCTTGGATTTGAGAGCTGCAGTTAGAACATTTTTCTCAAACACCTGGTCTACAATCCCAGTCCTTCTCTTTACCCAAGTGGATGTGTATAATCCATTTAAGGTTTCTGTAATCGTTTCAAATCCCATTGTATTCTCCTCTTATTTAAAAGAAGAACTTAAAATGTACCACCAGCAGCTTCTATCTCATTTGCTGCTTCTCGTGCTGCATCTGTTGCCGAGTATTTCTTATTTGGATCAAATCCCTCACCGCTTCCAGCAGGTTTTTCACTTGATGGTTTCTTCTTTGTAAGACTCTCTTTTATACTAGCCTCTTTTTTCTCTACATACTTTTTTGCCTCTTTATATAAAGTAGATAGACTTGCATTTTTAAACTTATCATTAGCTGATACACCAATCATAATTGGTTTCAACTCTTCAAAGTCTTCATGAGCGTCTGCAAAAGATTGAATCTCCTTTTGAGTTTGGGCATCTGATGCCTTTCCAATATTATCTTTCAGCTCCTTAACCTGATTCTGAAGGATAGTTATTTGGTCAGGTTTTCCATCTTTATCCTTCGGCACATCTGCTTTTTTAGCATTATCCGGTTTTTCTTTATTTTCAAGAAATTCAAGATAATCTGGTGATACTACTTCATCTCTAAGTTGCTTAACTTGAGTTTTAAGCTCTTCTACTTGTTTGTCATGATCCTCTTTTGTTACCGTTTCTCCTTTGCCTTCATCTTCTGCTTTAGCACCACCATCGCTTCCATCACCGTCTGCAAAATTAAAATGTGGTACAAAAACAAAATCTTTAAACATGTTCATTTTTCGCCTCCTACAGCTTTGGGTTTCACAACTATATATATTTGATGACGATATGCACGTTTAATTGCATTTAACGCACCGACCAGTATTTTACCATTCCACTTGCCATCAAATTTTACAGTTGTTTTTCCGTCATCTTTCATTACCATTTCAAGTTTCCAATCACTCATTTTCGCCTCCTACCAATTTCGTCTTTTATTCCTAAACCTCGAGCATCCAGTTTTCGCCTAAGGTCATTAGTGTCTTCTGCATATACTGGTTTATCATCTATTCCAAAATGCCATCCAGCACCATTGGATTTATGTGCATTTTTTTTCTCTTTGTTTCTTGTCATAAGTTCACGTTCTTTTCCATGCTTTGCAAGCCACGAGTCGTACTCTGCACTATCTAAATTTGTATTTCCTCTCATGACATTGCCTTTGCATATGGGTTCATATTTTCTCTGCTTCTTGCACCCTGTTGGTATTGCTGAAACTCCATAGGATTTTCTGGACTTCTACCAGGACCTGAACCAGGAAACAGTAGTTGTGGGTCTATCCATTCAAACTGTTCAGCATAAATTTTAAATAGATATTGTGTATCTATCCCAGCAACACCTTGAGCACTTTGCATAAACTTTTCTGCTTCCATTTGACGTACTCTTCTATCTGTTGGTGCAGTATCTTCTATATTTAGGTCGATATTATACTCTCCTCTTATATCTTTACCATCAAACTTAACCCAATATCTAGCTCCATCTTCACCCACAATATCTATAACTCTTTTATCATTCCAAAATTCAAATATAAACTGGTTCATCTTACGTATAGATTGTTTTAAAAGGTCTGCCACGATGTCCATTCTTTCATTTATTCTAATCTGACTTGCAGCTCTAACTATTTCAGCTTCATGTGCAGTTCTACGACCACCTGGACTTTCAAAGCTTCCAGTTTGATTTCTACTAAAACCAATTATCCAACTTACATCTTCTCGAACATCTTTTGCATCCCTATATAGTTCTGGTGGAGTATGTGTTTGAAGAGTCATAATTGCTTTTCTTATATCACCACTAATACCATCTACAGGTATTACCGAAGTTGGATCACCACTTAGAAGTTTTGGTATATCATCCTTTTTAATCACATTTTTATCAATAAGAATTTTAACCAAGCCAACTCTTCTATGGGCTTTTGCCATAGTACGTATATCGTTTATTTCATACTGTTGTTGTACAAACATTCGAACATCTGGTGGTAACCAGAAGTGGTCGGTATCATCGTTAAAACCAAGAACGCCAGTTGGAAGTCCTTCAACTTGGAGGAAGTCCTGCTCACTTCGAAGAAACTTACTATCGCTGAGTGTAATAGCCATAACCTTGCCTGTGCGTTGGTCGTGTATTTCCCAAAGTTCAACATATTCAGCTTTAGAATCTTCTTCGTGTATAGTACTTTCTCCAGCATCATTATCAGAACTACTAAGTTTTGATTTGAAAAATGATTTTAAATTTGTTGTATTTTTATATTTTGGATCTTCTTTAATATTTTGATATGGTCTAAGAACACGAAATGCAAACCATGGTGCTTCTTCTATAAGGTGTGTACCCCAAGGAACTATGTAGTTTGTAGGATTACATCTAAGCATCCATGGCATTCCAGGTTTTACATTATAGTTATACTCTATCTTTTGTCCCTTTTTTCCAAACTGAGATAGACTTGAATCTGGGTAGATATCTTCTGATTCTATTGCTGGGTTATAGCCATGTTCTGAGTCGTAACCATAAACCATAGGACCTACTCCACATAGATATGCATCTAGAATTAATGAACGCATTGTTTTCTTTACAGAAAGTTCATTTATTAACCAGTTATCAATTCTTTCTACAAGTTTTGCATGATTGCCAAAACCAGGCTTTGATGCTGTTACATGAACCCTAGGATTACGTAAGTAGACTTGTGGAATTAGACTTCTACCTATTGAGTATATAATGTTTACGGGAACTTTGTTCTTTGGAAAGTATCCACGATACATATTCTTATACATAGACCAGTCTCTAGATTGACCAAAAACCTGTCTATATCTAATACCCATTTTTATTTGGTCTTGCCAATATTCAACACTATCTATTTTATATTTAGTCTGCACTAGTTTACTCTCTTTACTATTTCAAAGTTTGAAAAAACGTTCTCATTTACAACACCATTCTCTGCAAATGGATTTAAATTGTTTGGATCATAAACACCCATTTCTGTCATTCTTCTCATATCTCTATCCTGGTCTGGAAAACCACTTGCACGTTCCATTCTACTCTCTGCCCATTTAAGGATACCATCTGTAGTAACCTTGATTGTAATATCACCCTGCGGTTTTACCCTTGTAGTTAGGGATGTTGCAACTCCAGGCTTTGCTATATCTATCTGGTATGCTGCAGCATCGAGTATATCCTTAGTACTTCCCTTCGAATTTGGACTATACTCTTCAAATTCCATAATGAAATCAGCGTGTGTCTTTTTACAATGTATAGCAAGGTTTGATGCTATAGGCTCTAAACCTCTGATTCTAAGATCCTTAGACCTACCACCTCCGGGCATGAGCTCCCTTACAGGTAACCATCCACGTATTTCCATTTCTCTCTTGAGGAAAAATAGTAACGACTTTTGATAATAAACACTTTCAATTCCAATAACATCAGGCTTAAATAGTCTATAATGTTTATAGATAATATCAATTACCTCACTTGGGTTAAATCTACCAACATCATAATGTCTTACCCACATGTGATTTTTTGGACACCAAGAACATGTAAGCACCACACCACGAGAACCATGTCCTTTTCTAGCTATCTCTTCCCACCCAGAAAGATCTACAGTTGTAAATGTTCGTGTATCTTTTGGTAAATCTCCATCAGTATATTCTTGTAACCATTCTTTTTTAAACAAAAGGTCTTCAGGAGCAAGTGGTAAGCCTAAATATTGAGTACTATACATATATGGACCTTGTGCAGCTCTTATTTTAGCTAATACTTCAAGTGGGTACATCTCATTCCAAGTAGGTTCGCCATCCTTATCTATAACAGACATTTTAAATATTTTATAACTAGGCTCATTAGTTCTAATATAGTCTATAAGGTCATGCTTTGCCCACCTAGTGCCAATGTTATGAATAACTGTATGTGAACCCGGAACAAGAAGGGACATAGATAGTTTATGCCAACCAATAGCTTTATCTATGTTCTCCTGACTAGGCTGGAGTTCTTGATTACTAAGTTCGTCTTTTTTTGCATATATAAGGTCATCTTCTATAATCATATCATAATGTCGACCTACAACAGAACCACCAGTTCCAGCAGCTTCAAATGTACTTTCAGTGAACACACTATCCCTTTGTATACATGCTTCAGAATCTGACCATTTTACTTTGGAAAATGCTTCTGGAATTACTTCGGGAAAAAAGATTTGCATTGCAACATTAGCCTCGTAATGTTTACGTATTGCGTTTACAAACTTCATACTATTCTTAATTACATAACTGGCTAGAAGAATTCGTATATTTTGACCAAGATTGTAAATTTTCATCTTTGGGTCAATGCCAATTGGAAACTCATCAGGCTCAGACCTTGGAAGACTTATCCAGATTGGATATGCAATACTACCTATCCAGGTTTTTATAAAACTCCTTGGAAGTTCTACCTGTTTCCTATCATTTGCACGTTCTAGAAAATAGCAATATTCTCCATGAACAGAGTCTATGATATCATCATAACCCATAACGCCTTGACAGAAACAAAAAAGACTACGCAGGAACTTCTTGCGTAACTTTAACCTGTCTGTTTCTTTCATATTTTGCAGATTCATCATATCCCATTACCTTTTCAATTCTTTCCGCAACCTTTTCACTCATAGAAATAGTTGTAACCCTTGTTTCTTTCTTAGCTGCGTATCCAGCTCGGTCTAAAATGTCTGAACTTACAGCACTTCGCACAGTGTCCATTTCAGAATCTAAAAGCTCTGCCTTAGTATCTATTGCATCTCTAGCCAGGGTTTTTATTTTCTGAGTAACATAATCACCTTCCACCTCTTTTGTACTTTCCTTATCTATAGTTTTAGATTCTAATTTGTTTGCAAAATCATCCCTAGCTTTAACATACATCGGCGAGTGCATTATAATTGAAATTCTAGAACCAGAAAGACATACCTCATCTGCAATCTGTTTTGGTTTCCACCCGCAGGTATCTAGTCTTATAATCTTTTGTACAATACCTCTGTCTGCAGTTTTTATCTGTAACTTTTTTGTACTTTCTGCCTTCTCGTCTTGTGCTATAAGTCTTGGCATTTCGCCCCTCAGCGTTATTTCAAATAGGTTAAAACTTAAAACTTTAATGTAGAATTTTTCTACACAATATTTGAACTTTGTGTGGTATTCAACTATACTATAATATAGCATATAACCACACTTTTGTCAAGTCTAGTTGTAGAATTTTTCTACAGTTTTAAAAATTGAAAAGTCGACAATACCCAA